AAATTAAAAATTCTTTATATTTAAAAATGGTGCAAAACGATGATTTTGAATCTGCAAAAATGTTAAGTGATATGTTTGATATTTTTATAGATCATGGCGGTAATGAGTTTTTAAGAGGTTTAGCGAAAGGTAAACAAATCTGGAAATAAATATATTATGAACAAAAAACACACACAAGAGGATTTCTACAACGTTATTTATGAGTTTCATAACAACGACTATCCATCGCAAACAGTAATCGCTAAGAGCCTAAAATTAGGTGTTGCTTATGTATGTAACACACTTACAAAGTATTTAGATAATAAAATGAACTTAGGCGAATTAGCAAGAAACACCAGAGGCAGAAATAAATTTATAGCTATTTGTTTAGAATCAGAATAAAACACTATATTTGTATTTCGGTTGCGTTCTCACATTATAGCAACTAAAGAAATTATACAAGCCTTATAATGCACCAGAAGTGAGAACCTGGGAATTTATAGGGCTTTTTATATTAAAAAATTATGGAAAAACTAACTAAAAGAAAAGCATTTAATTTTTACAGAAGTTATTTTGATGTGTTTAACGAGTTGAACGATACGGATAAATTAACTTTTATAAAAAGTCTTTTAAACAAGCAATTTTTAGATGTTGACCCTACAAGTTTAAAAGGTATGGCAAAGTTTGCTTGGGTTTCTCAACAAAATAACATAGAGCAACAGTTAAAAGGCTATAAATCAAAGACTAAAGACCCTATGCAAGGGGGTACGCAAGGGGGGGTTGTTACCCCTACGCAAGGGGGGTTTGATACCCCTACCCTACAAGAGGAAGAGAAAGGGAAAGAGAAAGAGAAAGAAGAGTATAATGCTTCTCCTACGGAAAAGGGTATTGATTTTATTAAATTACTTTTATTGATTAACGAAACAACAGGTAGAAATTTTAAAGTAATAAACAACTCTTTAAAAAGCAAATTCAAAGCAAGGCTAAAAGATGGCTACACAAAAGAAGATATTAAAAACTGTATAATAAATTCTATAAAAGACCAATTTCACAAGGATAATAATTTTAAATACCTAAAGCCAGAATATTATTCACGGGCAAATACTTTAGATCAATATGCTTTTAAGAAAATAAAAACAGTTGGAAAGCATTTAGAAAACCCTTATAAATCTCAATTAAAAAACTAAAATTATGACTTTTGATAAAGCAGTGCAAAGATTGTCATGGCAATTTAGCCGTGGAGTATCATTTAAACCCAATCAGAACGATGTAGATGCGTTAAATACTATTTTTGAATGGATAACATCACAGAAAGAAATAAACCTGTTAAATCAACAGTTATTCGCAAAGCTATACATCTACCAATTAGAGCAAACTTTGAGGTATTATGATTCTACTGTTTTTGATGCTATGATTCAAAAAGATTTAAGTAGAATTTTAGATACTCCTTTAGATGCTTTTTACCAAGCATTTCACAAATCACTACACCACAACCAACTTAAAAAACTTAAAATAAAAGATGGTTTAAGTTTGGAGGACATAAAAGAAAATTATACTTTAGAGGTCGTAAAAGACCAGTTAAATAATATGATTACGGAAGCAATTAATAAATTTAATTAAATATTCAGTAATGAAAATAAAACCCATAAAAATAGAAAACATTGAAAAGTCTGATAATTTAGATTTTGAAAGTTTTATAGTAGGAGGTGAAACAATAGACAAAGATTTAGAGGACTTTGTAGAGGGTAGGATGATTCCAGGTTATACTTTGGGGATTGACTGCTTAGATGATTTTTTTGTATTTAAAAAGTTTGAATTATACGGGTTGGTAGGTAAAAAAGGGAAAGGTAAAACCACTATAAACCAAGCCTTGCAAGTTGCTCATAGTGTTGCGAATAATTTAATTTGGGTTGTTGCATTTCAAGAAAACTCTGAATGGTCTATGAAATTAAACTACATGAATTACGTTTTATGTGATTTTGCAAAAGATGTAAAAAAGAGGAATAGAGAATTATATTATAAGGCTTCAAAGTGGGTAGATGATCATTTTATATTTTTAAAAGTTGAGAGCGTAAAAGAAGCATTAGAAACGACAAAATACATTATAGATGAGAAAGGTATTGATGTTCACGCAGTTTTTATTGACCCTATAAATAGTTTCGATAGTGGTTATTATAATACAGGTAATTCTCATCAAGATATGGTAAACACTTCTAAAAAGATGCTAAACTTTGCGAAAGATGTTTGTTCTGTACATGTTTCCCAGCATCCAACAGTTTCAGCACAAAGAGAAGATGCAGATGTCAATTCTTATCAGGCCGAGGGGGGTAGTATATTAAATAAAGCACATTTCACATATGCAATAAATAGAGACTCTGGAAGTTCTGTAAATAGAATAAGCATAGACAACGTAAGAAATAGACATACGGGAGGTAATGAGACTGCAAAAGATAACCCTGTAATTCTGAATTGGTCACCTACAAAAATAGGTTTAGGGAGTCTTTTGGAGGGAGTAAAAGAGGAAAATATTATACACAACTTAAAAGTGTTCTACGATCCATTTAAAGAGAATTTAGAGAAAAAAGAATCTTACAAAGTTGAGAATATAATGCCAGAAGATGCATTCGGAGATTGTCCTTTTTAAAAATAAGTGTTAAAATATTTGTTTATTAGATACTACTATTGTAAATTTGATAAAAAATAACAATATTATGAGAGACGAAATAAAATTTGCAGGTATTAAATTTGAAGTAGAGTTTGAAATTATAGAGGGAGAGAAAAGAACTCACGAATACCCAGGTTCTTGTGATAGAATTGAATTAGAGGATATAAAGCATGGAGAAGATAGTTTTTTTGATTTGCTTTACTCTGACAAAAAAGAAATTGAGGAAGTTATTTATGATAAATTGTATTAACGAATAGTAATATAAAATTGGATATTATGAAAAAACCATTTACAGATAAAGAACAAAAGATTATGGATTTACTTGTGGAAGCACACAATAACTTCATAGAATTAGAAAGAACACACCTAATTGAAATGACTGAATGGGTAAGCAACTTCCATAAATTACAAGACTTATTGGGTGCTAGGGTGTTGCGTAGGGATTACCCAAAAACGTTTTCCTTAATTTAATTGTTGCTAACGAATTGTATAAAAATTGAAGCGTTAAATCACACGGAAACATTGAGTAAAAAATAAATTAATTAACAAGCAGAAGCCTTAAAAATAGCCTAATAATAGCTTTTGTTTTTATATTGTGTTAGGCACAGTTATTATGGATTATTTAAAATTAGTAGAAGAACTTAACCAAGAAATATATGATAAACACGGAGATGTAGAAGACCAGTTCTTTTTTACGGCAAACGGGTTTATAGATATACTTGGATTTGGAGACATAACTTTATGGCATAGCGAGGATGATGGCAGAAAGTGGATAGAAAAAAAGAACGATTATGAACCAATGAAACCATTTATAAAGCGAGAACTTAAAAAATATGGCAAAAGGTTGACCGTGTTGGCTTCTTAATTGTGCCTAACTACAGATTAACAAAACAAATAAAACAAACAAAATGAGTAAAGAAATAATAGATAAAATAAATAATAACTTAATAATGTTAGTTGAGGGATTTGATGATGCTGAAAGAGATTATGGTTATGACTTGGCAAATGAAAAACATTATGTAAGTGAGCTGATAGAGTTAGTTAAAAATTTGTCTTTATCTGCTGTTAGCCAACAAAGTGAACTGTTAGAGCTTGTTACTGAGATAGCAAATAGTAACCAAGTTTACTCTAATACAAGACATAAATTATGGGCAAAAAAATTGATTAGCTCTAATTGTGGCTAACGTATTGTATAAGAAACGATTTAATAATTAATAAAATAAATAAAAATGGAATATACATTATCTTTTTACGCAAAAGAAAACCAACCTTACTTGAAAAAACCAAAATGGTTTGAGTTTTGGAAGAAAAATAAATTAGTAGAAAATGACGTATGGGTTAGAAAGATAGCTAATATAGATGCAACAAATGATGAGGAAGCGTTAAAGATTTTTAACAATGAAATATTTAAGGAAGTATTAAAGCAAACACACAATGAGCCAAACCATTTGCAACTTGAAGTTAACGGAGATAAAAACACTAATTATATAAATAACAGTGAACTTTAGTTTTGTTTTTTATACATTGTTCTGCAACGTTTTTAAATGTTGTATGAACTACAGATTAACAAAACAAACAAGACAAATAGAGATGAAAGATTTAAACAAAGCAAAGCATTATAATACTTACGACATTGAGACAATTGATATTATTGAAAAAGTTTTTGGTATTGAGAAATTAATAATTTGGTGTACAATAACGGCTTTTAAATACCGTATGCGAATGGGAAAAAAAGACTCTATTAATGATGATTTATTTAAGGAAAATTGGTATCTTGAAAAGGCAAAAGAACTAAAAAACAGACCCTAATTATGAATGTAACAAAAGCAGAGATAGAAGATCATTTGGCAATGCTGATGATGGGCAGAAAACCCAAAAAACATAAATGTATAATAGCACTTTACAACACTGTTTTGTTTTGGGAGGATGCACTTGAAAAAGCAAAAGAGTAATGGACATAATGCTTATAAAACAATGGGACGGCTCTTTTAAACCTGCTTACGATTCTGACTATCAAAAATCAAAAAAGATAAAAGTAGATTCTGCAGTAAGTTGCAAGATAACCAAGCCCAGAAATATAAAGTTTCACAGAAAGTTTTTTGCTCTTATGAATTTAGTCTTTAATAATCAAGAGCATTACATAAACATAGACCATCTAAGAAGAGATTTAACTATTGCAAGTGGTTACTATACAAAGAGCAAGAGTATAACAGGCGAAGAGGTAACAGAGGCTAAAAGCATATCATTCTCTGGAATGAGTGAGATAGAATTTAATGAACTTTACACCAATATTTTAATAAGCATAGAAAAATACTTTCACTTTGATCAAGATAGAGTGAGACGAGAAATAGAACAACACTTTTAAATAAACGGATATGATACCAACACTTAGAACATTAACCAGAAAATCAAAATTAGGGTTTGGAAAATGGAAACAATACACTATTCAAGAGTTAATAAATCTTAATAAGCTACTTGTCGTAATTTCTCCATATTATAAATTAACTTCTATAAATTATACTGAGGACATACTTATTGAGTTAAAAATAACAGAAAAATACAGAATTAAAAAACCATCTTCAAACAAAAAAATGTATTATAAATTTCTTAATGAAAATGGTTATGAATTAAAAGAAGAAAAAGTCTATAGTGCTGATGTCATGAAGAAAAAAAATAAGCCATTAACTAAAGCACAATTACAATCAATTAATCACGGACGTTAATGTAATATCTAAACGAACACTTTTAAATAAATAGATTATGGAAATACAAAAAGAAATGATAGTATTATCGAATTTAATTAAACACGAAATAAGCATACACCAGGCTTACGAATCAATAAAAAAAATTAAAACATTAAAAATATTTACAGTAGAATTTGATGGTTTGTATTCTGTAGGTAATTGCTTGATATTGTCAGCCTACACTATTTCACAAGCGCAGGAGATGGCTAAAAAAACAATAAACCATACAGACGATATATTTGTAAAAGAGATTATTATTGAAGAGCCGAAAGTAATAAAGTATTTGAGTGGTGACTATTAAACAAATAAACAAATAAATATTATGAAAAATTTTATAGCAGTAAAAAATAAACAGGGTAAAGTAAGCAATGGAGTAGGAAATTTTAACAAGCAAATGTACCACTACGCAAAGCGAGTTTTGTTTAAAGGGGTGCATAAAAAGTTCGGGATAAAAGAAGAGGTTTTTAAAAATAGACTTGAACGAGTTTTCGATATAAGAACATACAAAGGCAATAATATGAATGATTTTGAAGAGTTTGTTATTAATAATGTGTTTATTCCTGTTATAGAAGAGAGATTAGGAGTTAAACTCGACAAAGAAAGTACTATAAAATAAATAAATTATGAAATGGTGGCAGAAAAAAGTTAAAGGTTGGACAGTAGGATTTTGGTATACCGACAACCCTTTGTTTAGTAAAAGATTTTATGAACTAAGCGATGAAGAACAGAATAAAATAGCTGATCAAATTAGAGAAGAGAAACGAAATAAATAAACAATGAAATTCCCTAAAACAAATGCATTAGAAAATTGGCTAAAAGAATACGAAAGAAAGCATCCGCTAAAAAGCAGATGGGTTAGCTTTAAGGTGAAGGTCAGAATGTATATTATAAATATTTTAAATAAACAATGAAGAAACACACTAAAATATACTACCAAGCGTTAGGTTATGACCAAAGTGATTTTGTCGCATCTGAGTTATCGGGTAAACCTGCAAACGATATACATCACATAGATTGCAAAGGAATGGGTGGAAACCCTAAAGGAGATAAAGACAGAATAGAAAACTTACAAGCAGTTACAAGAGAGGAGCATTTAAAGTATGGAGATAAAAAGAAATATCTTAAATTCTTGTACTCTAAACATTTTCAATTCTTAGAATCTAACGGGGTAAAATTTGATAGTAAATACTTAATCGATAAAATAAATAGTTGTGATTAAAATAGACATTAAACCATTATCCGTAAACAAGTGTTGGCAAGGCAGAAGATTTAAAACACCAGACTATAAAAGTTATGAGCGTGATCTTATGCTTATGCTTCCAAACACACAAATACCTCATGGCAAATTATACATAGAAGTAACATTTGGATTTAGCAACAAAGCAAGTGATATAGACAACCCTTTAAAACCTTTTTTGGATATTCTGCAAAAGAAATATAAGTTTGACGATAAAGATATTTACGAGTTATTGGTACATAAAGAAATAGTAAAGAAAGGAGAGGAATTTGTTCGCTTTGCTATTGAATCAGTCATTTATTAATAATATAGTATATTTGTGTATCTTTTCATAATTTTGCCTTAGTAGGTTTAAGGGGTTTTTCCTGCTAAGGCTTTTTAACCCTAATACTATGACAAAAATAATATTAATTTACTTTCTTATTTTAGGTTGCTCTTTTGAAGAGCCTACAAAGATAATAAACAACACAGATAGCGAATACATAGAGGACATTATACGTATAGGCTTAGATGAGTTAGATATAAACCCTAAAATGATATACGTTAGAAAATTAGAAAGAAGTATTGACAATGCAGGTATAAATGCCCTTGTCGTTGGTTCTGGTTCTGGTGGCAATTATGTGATTTACATAAAAGACTTTAGTAAATATAAAACTGCTTTATACATCGCTCACGAATTAATACACATATTGCAAGAAGAAAATGGTCGATTGACATACGACAGGGATGTAATAACATATAAACCTTACGGAGAAGCAGAGCAATTGCATTTTCTTGATGATTTACCATCTTATAGAAGAAGAGGATGGGAAAGAGAAGCATTTAAAAAACAAAAAAAACTATCTTCTATAATATTAGAGAGGTTAGATAAAAAAGAATAATATGGCAGGAGGAAAACCAGGAAACACAAACGCAGAGTATCTTACAGAAGAGGTTGCTCTGCAAATATTAGATAAAGCACATAGTGTAATAAACGACAAATGTTACTTCTTATCTGATGTAGCTGATAAGTGCGATACATACAGAGAACAGTTTAATTACATAGCTAAAAAGTTCAAGAACAACCATATCGTATTTAACACAATAAAAAGACTTACCAATAAATGCGAGTCTATTGTGGTCAGAAAAACGGCAGAGGGTGATATAAATGTGGCTTTAGGCATCTTTATATTGAAGTCCTATCATAGCTTGATTGAGACATCTAAAATGCAATTAGAGGGTGGTGATGAAGATAAGCCTATAAATACAATAGATTACACCAAACTATCTACAGATGTATTAAATGATATTGTAAACGCAACGAGTGACAAA